CGCCAGGAGAATGTCCCCCACATCGCCGGGTGCGGACGCTACCTCTACCGGAATCGCCGGCGCGCCGTGAATGGTGCCGTATTGCTGCCCGGCCGCCGGTTCCTTATACAGATTGCTTAATACACCTCCCACGCCAATGACATAGGAAAGGCTGAAAAGCTGGTCTTCGAGCTCCTGATTATAGAGCCAGACAAAGTGGCGGCCGCGCCTGCATTTCCACATATTGTTGATGTTCTCTGTTAGGATGGTATCCGCATCTTGGTCATCTTCTTTGTCTACTGTTATCAGGCAGGGGGCATTTAGGATGCCTAAGGCTTTCCCTGCGCCGTCGCCGCGGATGATGTCGTCGGAGCATACGAAGTCCATCTCTTCCGGGAAGGCCTCTTTGATGATGCCGGTTAGCTGGGCCGCGTCCGCCAGGTTCTCATCGGTGGCATAGCATAGTCCCTGTATTTTCTCCAGCTTCATCTCCAGCTTGGCAAACTTTGGTTTGCTCCCCAGCCCGCTCAGGCTGGCCGCCTCGGCCTCATGATAGACCTGGATACCGCCCCAGCGGGAGCCGGTCGCCCGGCTGCTCTCGTCTATGGTGTTCATTGCGAAGGAGTTGGAAGGCCCGCTGATGCCTATCTTTCGGCAGCGTTTAAGTATCTCGCTGTTGTCGTAGAGGTCCTTTAGCAGCTCCGTGGTGAAGTCCTGCTGCACCAGGAAACCGCCTTCGCTCGGGATTGACTCATTCAGACCAGTCGCGGCGCGGGTTTCAAAGAGCCGATCGTCGTGGCCCCTGCCGTTGTAGAAGTCCTGAACCGCATGGAGTTGCTCGCCAAGCGACCGGAACAGTTTCGTGTCTTTTCCCCCACCGTCTTTCGGCTCCGGTTTCTGCGGTTCGAACTCCCGCAATTCTTCGTCGGAAATCCTGTTGATCTTGCAGTAATCGTCCCGCCTGGCTTCGACCCTGTCCATCTCGGCGTCTATCGCTTTGAACTGCTTGTCCTCTTCCTCATTCCGGTCTCGCTCTTCCGTAGCGCACTTGGTCAGGATTTCGTTGCCCTCATCCTTGAGGGTCTTCAGTCTCTTGTTGTATTCCATTACTTGGAGCATGTCTTTCATGTTGTCACCTCGTTTTTTATTTTTAAGTTATTTCCGCGGAGACCCGTATCGGAGCCTCTGCCGGTCCGCCTCCAGGCGCTCTGCGACCCCTTCACGGGCCGCTGCTTCGTCCGGTTCAGGAACCTTTTCGGTCTCTGGTACCGCGCTCCGCGCTATCATCTCGCCGGCTCTCGCCAACGTTCTTTTCTCATCGTCTTCCAACGATAGCCCCCGCTGGCTCTTCACCAGCGCCGTCCCCAGCGTGTCATAATCCAGACCCGCCACCACTACCAGGCTCCGCGCTTTAACGTCCGTCTGCGGATAAGCCGGAAATGTCACCGGCCCGATGTCGTACATACGAGCCTTGTTGATGTGACGCTCGATTTTGTGCCTCTTCCCATCCCACATCGCTATGAACGCCTCGATTTTCTCCACCTCTTCACCTTCCATGAACCACCGCTCTCCCTTTTCCCCATCCACCTGGAAGATGATGGAGCAGCCCGTCACGTCGCCCCGCTCGATGCTGACAATTAAATCGCCCGCGTAGCTTGTCTCCGGCATCGCTACTTCGTAATACACGCCGCGCTCATCCTCTTTAAGCTCCAGTGTCCCCGCCTTTCTCCGCCCGAGGATATAGGTGGGCGTATGGTCCCGGAGCGACCTTATATCGTCAACCTTGATGGAGTCGGCGAAGGAACCGGGCTCGAATAATTCCCGGAAACCTCCCAGGTCATCACTGAGTTTGTTATAGACCGCGCCGTGGCCGATTATCTTCTTCGGGGCGTCTTCCCCTTCGGCGGCCCGCACCTCCAGCATGTCCATCTCGAATTCCCTGTATTCTTGTTTATTTTCCATATCTATACCTCCGGGATATTTCTTGGGAAATAAAAAACCGCTGTTTCCAGCGGCTCGAATAGTCACTTTTGTATACTTTTGTGTTAGAAAGTTACCTCATTTTCTAAATCTTCTTCTCTTCCTTGCTCACCCAGGATGTTATCGGCTTCAGCGGGCCTGACGGTACGCCGAGCTTGCCGAGCTGCTTGATTAGTATCTTTACCCTCTTGATGTCTATCGGTTTCATAATTTCCTCCATTAATCTCCAGAGCGCCGGTCTTCCCAGCCCTCCAGCGCGACCTCGATTTCATCTGCCCCCAGCCCCTTAAGCTCCCGGAGGCTTCCTTCCACGTAGCATTTCGTGAACTCCCCGGCTTCATCTCCCATCACCGGCTCTATCTGCCGCCGGATATATTCAGGGAAGTCCCTATAGAAGTCCTCCAGCCACGGATCGAATCCCTCCGGGTCCCTCTTCGCCGCCCGCAGCAGGTTCGCCTTTTCTCGCTCCGCTATCCGCCTTGTCAGGTCCTTAATGGAGTCACTGCGCAGCTCCTTCGGCGTCGCAGCCTCCCGCGCCTGGCTCAATGCTACCTGCTCCGCCATATCCAGCGGCGCCATATTCGTCATGATGTAAGTTTTGTCTCCGGAAGGGTCTTCGATGGGGTTCATGTTTTCCTTTTCACGGATATCGTTGGGGCTCATAGCCCCGAGGTTGAATAACGCTTTGTAGAATTCCGCCCTCGCCTTGGAGTCCGCCTTCAGGAGGGATTCTTCCAAAAATTCATAGAAATAGCTGCGGCGTTCGCTGGGCAATATCAGCTTGCGGTTGCTCGACTGCTCCCAGCGCCGGAACCAGATACCCATCGTATATTTTAGAAACTCCAGGTCCTGATGCTCGATGTTGGAGTAAGTGGCATGAGAGAGCTCCATGAGTTTATGCGGGGTGACATTGAGCATCCGGGAAACTTCCTGTATCTGGAAGGTACGGCTTTCGAGCTGCTGGGCGGTGGCCGGAGGTATCCCAACCTCCTTGAGGGTGATGCCCTCGTCCAGGATGGCGGCGCGGTTGACATTACTGAGTCCGCCGTAGGCTTCGTTCCAGTGATCTATATTATTTTTCTTGGCTTCTTTGGAGAGTTTGAGCGGGAACTCCAGAACAACGCCCGGCCTGGCGCCATTGCCGAAAAACCGGGAGCTGGTTTCCTGCAGTGCCATCCCCAACCCCAGCGCCTCGCGGGATTGCTCCACGTTATTGAATCCGGTGATGCCGTTTAGACCGAAGCCTGAAAGATGCCAGACACGGAAGGGCGGCAAGGCGTGGGTAATCCCATCCGGTGTAGTATAGCCAAAGATAAGCTCGCGGGTTTTATCGTCACGTTTCAACTTCATCTTGGAGGTGTTCAGAGGCCAGAGGGCACGGACTTCACCGTTTTTCATGTCCCACTCTATTTCGGCGTAGGCGTTGCCCCAGGCAACGGCCTGACCCGTGAGAGCAGACTTGAAACTTACGGCGTCCATCTCCGGGTTGGGCGAAGCGTGTAGCAGCCAGTAATTATTCTCTCCCACCGCCCTATCTTTCCCACGCCGGGGTTCCCGGCCTCGCATCACATACTGATAATAAATGAGGGGCATCTGCCCGACGGTTTCGGAAATGAGCCGGAGGCCGGCAAAATAAGGCGTGAATCTCAGCGCCGAATCTTCGGAGACCTTGACGCCGGTGGCCGTTTCCCTCCCGTAGACGATGGTATCCATGTCCCGGTCGAGGTCAGCCAGGGAATATCGTCTCTCTAAAGCTGCCGTTATTTTGCCCATTATTATTTACTCCTGGCTCTACGGGAACCCGCCAGTCCCCACCACACCAATCCCGCCCCCGTTAATATATATGCCGCCGGTGGGTAGATTCCCCACACACCATAGGTGAATAGCCCGGCACCTGCCAGTACGAATAAATCGTTCAGGTCATATCCCCCGAATATATGCTTGAATATCGTAATCAGTCTCTTCATCCTATCGTTATCAATCCGTCTTCATAGGCGCTTCGATTCGTTATCCCCAGCGCCATCGCATCAAGTCTCGCCTTCCAGCTCAATATCGCCGCCATGGCCAGGTCTATCTTATGCGGGCTGTCGCCACGCTCCTTATGTATCACCCACAGCCGCTTCCCCTGCTCATCACGCTGGTTCAGCTCATGTTTGAATGAATTCCCGATATGCCGCGCCAGCCCCTTATGCCCATCGTGGCTTAACGTCTTCCCTTTTATCGCTGTATGGAAAGCCTCGATTGCGTAGCACATCTGGTTATAACGTCGCGTATACCATGCAACTGCTTTTTCCTTGCCGTAAAGCCCTGCCCACCCCGCCAAATGTTCATCCCAATATTGCGGGTCGGCGTACATGCGCCACACATCGTAATTCTCGAAGGCTGCCTTTACCGCGTCTTCTATCTCATCGACCGGCGCCTGCCAGTCCTTCTTCCCGTAGGGGCATTCCCAGACACCCAGCACGAACTGATAGCCGGTCTCTACCTCCGTACCCACCAGTCCGACCGAGTCATGGAACATCGCCCCGTCGAACCCCAGCGTGATTAATGCCTTGTCCTTTACCTGGTAACCCTTATTCGCCAACGGCTTCCATTCTTCGATATCGAACGCCTTCAGCGACGACTTTACCAGCCGGTTGCAGTACACCCGGTCGAAGAATGCCATATCCGTCGTCGGATCCTGAGCCATCGCCACGATGGCGTCGATGTCTCTCCAGCTCGCGGCAATCCCCGAGGCCTCCACTACCGCCGCCCTGATATCCTCCTCTGTGTTCAGCAGGTGCTCTTCTCCGGCCTGACGGTGATAATAAAATAAACGCGCGTCCTTTATCCGCCCTTCTTTCACCGCCTGCGCGTACTCCATCGTCTTCTCCGCCACCGAACCCGCACCCGGCTCCGGCGCTGTCGTCACCTCCAGCCCCCAAGCATCCGCCTCTTTCCTCTTCGGCAGGTTGGCCATCATCGTCTGATGCGCCTGCAGGAGCCGCGGCAGCGTCCACCAGTGCGTTTCATCCATCACGGAAAATGTCGTCCTCGCCCCGTCACGGGCATTGGGTGAAGATGAAAGCGAGACCACCTTCCCGTCCCCCCTCTTCCGCATTATCCGCTCCATCCCGATATCGAAGTCCCTGCCCAGCGGCCCTTCCTCGAGGATGACCTTTATCGTCCCGTAGCACAGCTCGTCCGATTGCTCTTCCGTATATGCCACCACCGGGATGTATGGGTCATTCACCGGGCCACCCAGTGGATTGCCCTTTTTATCGAACCCATAGCACCTTACCGGCGCTTCCGGATGCAGCTCGCAAATCACTATCCATGCGGCCTTTTCTGTCTTTGCCATCCCCTTCGGTAAGCTGATGCCTACCCGTTTGAACCGGCGCCGCCCCGCCACCGCGTGCCCTGGCGGATAGACCTCGTACATCCGCCAGATTAAAGCCCGCCAATCATCATCGAGCTTAGCCGGCAGACCCCGCAGGTCCCCCGGCCCGAACACCAGGTTATCCTCGATGAAGTCACAGACCTGCCCCCCCAGCGAGGGATACCACTTTCCCTTATCGTCCGGTATGGTCAGGACCGACATTTTATTCCCAGTGACTCGAAAGCTTTAATTATAGGGTCTTCATATACCTCTGGAAGTTCCATGCAAAGGTCATAACATTCTTCACAGACTTGTACTGTCCGCCCTTCTAATTTGGAATGGATATAAACCAAATGTTCATCACAGAAATAACGACCACAGCCAATACCACCACCACCATGCATTCCACCACAGACATAAATAAGTCCGCGGTTAATGTCTTCGTTGCACTCTGGATGTTCACATTTAGCTTTTACACTATACCCGACCCGTTTGCCATTAAGAATTCCAAATGACCATCCCATTAATTTCCCTCCTTATTCAATTCTTGGCATCTAGAAAGGTCCTCGGGTCAGCCTTATAGTTCTTGACTTTTCGACCCTGGTTCCGCCGCTTTTGTCCTTTGGCGCTGGCGCTCTCCGCCTTCTCAATGTTCCACTCAAGCCGGCGCCGGTCTATCGGCGTCAAGCCAAAACACTGCCGTTGCAATCTTATCTCATTGGCAAGCTCTTTCTTTTTCCCTGTTTCCTTCGAGGGAAGCCGCCAGTAATCATCGGTCAGGTCGGCCAGAATATAAAGCTGGTGAATGTCCGACTGTATGAACTCCGGCGCCATCGGGGATTTCCAGATATCTTCCCACCAGGTAAGCGTCTCGGGGCGCCACTTGCGGCGGCGTTTCGGCAGCTCCGGTATCCCTTTCAAAGGTTTATTTTCCTCGAAAGTCCGCGCTGTCACATCTTTATTTCTCCGCTGCCGTAGCTTTGGATTTTTGGGGGACGGACCTGGCATTTACATTTACCTCATAATCGTAATTGTTCTAATAATCGGCAAGCTAAAATGTTATATTCCCAACGCGTGCGCGAATTTAAAGTATTTTAACGTGGAAAGAATTCTAAACCCTCCAACCCGTACAGAATTCTTTCCAGT